ACCGAATCGGTGGGTATTATGATTTAATGGAATTATTACTTAATAAAAAATTAATAGACTACAAAGGTAACCCATGTTAAACGTAGAAGAAAGGATGGCAAAGGCCAGAGCCGCTAGAAAGCCACCGAAGTATAAGAACATACATGAAGATGTTAAAGCTTTACCAGATGATAATACTTTAAGTGTTAAGAATGTAAAGATTTGGGAAAAACATAATAAGGATCGTGTGAAAGATTTGAAGTATAAGATTCGTCGGATGGATAACGGTAAAGATAAAAAGTTATTAGAACGAGAGCTATTTAATCGTGAAGGGTATTTAAAAAATATTGCAACATACTTAGATACTAGTATGTGGTTAGATTTGTTTTATGGTAAAGATCAAGAGCGTAAGACTAAATGGAAAACTTTAGCTTATGCATATGATGAAGAAGGTTTTATAAAGACAAGACAGGATGGATAAATAGTCCTGAGGTAATTATGATTTTGATTGATTTTACTCAAATCGCTATAGGTGGTTTGATGACACAGTTGCATTATGGAAGTGACGAACTTGATGAAAAGTTGGTGCGTCATGTGGTACTTAATACGCTTAGGTACTATCGTTCTAGGTTTAATGAGAAATATGGTGAATTAGTTATTTGTTGCGACAGTAAACATTACTGGCGTCGAGATTATTTTCCCAATTATAAAGCCAATCGTAAAAAGGATCGTGAGCAATCCGAATATGATTGGGGTGAGATTTTTACTTTATTGAATCAAATAAAGACTGAGATCAAAAAGAATTTCCCATACAGAGTCATAGAAATTTATGGTGCAGAAGCTGATGACATTATAGCAACTCTTGTAAAGTTTGAAACTAAATGGGATACAGATAAAAATTTAATCGTTTCATCTGATAAAGATTTTATACAGTTACATAATAATGTAGTAGAACAATTCAGTCCAGTAAGTAAAAAAATGATTAATGGAAAAGATCCGTTACTATATATCCGTGAGCATATACTTAAAGGGGATAGAAGTGATGGTGTTCCTAATATACTTTCACCAGATGATACTTTTACAGAAAACAAAAGACAGAAGCCAATGCGTAAGGTAGTTATATCTGAATTGTTGGAAGAAATGGATCGGTTTGAACCAGAGAAGTTATTTTTATTGGCAAAGTGTCCTAAGGATACTTGGATTCGTAATTGGCAGCGTAATGAAACATTGATAGATTTGAATAAGATTCCAAAAGATATCCATGATAAAATTTTACGAGAGTTTAGAAATATCAAAACAGCTGATCGAGGTAAGTTATTTAATTACTTTGTGAAAAAGAAACTTAATAATTTGATGCAAAATATAGGAGATTTTTAAGATGGCAGTACAAGAAACATATAGGCCTTTGTTACATGAAATGTTTACAAAGATAAACAACAAGAAGGATAGGCCTGGAAAGATAAAAATTTTACAGCAATATGATACAAATGGATTAAGAATGGTTCTTAAAGCGGCATTTGATCCTAAGATTGTTTGGTTGGTGCCTGAGGGAGATGTTCCTTATATAACCAATGATGCACCTGATGGAACAGAACATACTCGACTAGAGCAACAGGCTAGAACATTACAGAATTATGTAGGAGTTAAACAAGAAAACGGTGCAGTCACTCCTGCGGCGCCGCAAATCAATAATATGAAAAGGGAGATGTTGTTTATTCAATTGTTAGAAGGACTGAGTGCAGGTGAAGCTGAAGTATTGATATCTGTAAAAAACAAAACACTCAATAAGACTTATAAAGGATTAAATGCGAGTACAGTGAAAGAGGCATTTAATTGGAATGATGATTACCTAAGAAAGGATCAGTAATGAAAATGCTTAGTCAACAAATAACAAATGCGCTACGAAGAAGGTATGAGGCAGAGATTGACTGTGCTCGTGCTAATGTACAGGTGTATCTCAATCACCCAGCCGGTGTTGCAGAGCATCCTGATATCGTTGAGTCAGTAAATAGTCAGATAGAGATTATTGCTAATGCCAGAGATAAACTTCAAGAGATTGAAGATATGGAGATGCATCAAATAAGACAGATGACAACACAGGATATTATCAATGACTGAAGGAAGATGGGCAGATTGGCAAGTCCGACAGATTGCCGAGAATTTGGCTGAGAAGTGTCCTAAACGAGATTGGTTTGAAGGCGATGGCCTAGGTAATAAAGGTTATTTAACTTCTCTCAAGAGCTGGTCACATATTACTGCAAGACAATTATTTTCAATGGAGCTAGAAGAACGCCAGCTGATAATTTTTATACATCATTTAGGAATAGAACACGTTGGAGTTGAAACTTTTGATCCCCAAGATAAAGGTGTAGAGAGTGATTTTAAGCCTAATGAGGGATATAATGCCAACATATAAAATGAGGTGAAAATATAAATGTATTATCAAGAGTTATATAAATTTGGATATTATCATGGAATGGTTCCTGATATAGATAATGAACAGTTAGCTGAAATTATTTTAGATCATGGTCGCCGAGAAAGTGAAGATGTTGCAGACACTACACATGAAGATTTTGATTTTCCAGATAATGAACAATTAAGAAAAGTAATTGCTCATATAAAAAAAGAATTTAATTATATTAATCCAGAAAGGAAATTAATTTTAAAAAACTATTGGGGTCATGTGCATGATAAAAGAGAAAGCACTAATATGCATGACCATTATTATCCTTCTCACCCATTATGTTTTGGTTGTGCATATTATGTACAGTTATTGGAAGGTGCTGGTAATTTTGTTTTTAATATTCCAGAGAGTCAATATACTAAAATTAGATATGAAATAACACCAAGGGTTGGTCAATTTATTATGTTTCCTTCATGGTTAGAACATTTTGTAACTAGAAATTATAGTGAGGATTTTCGTATATCAATAGCATTTAATTGGGCGGAAGAAGATAATGAATAAGGATTTTGAAAGTTCTCTATATATCTTAAAGAAAAATTTTCTTAACAAAGATGTTGCTGATTTATCAGCATTATATGCTTTCTATAATTTTTTATCTATAACGAGTAATGAAGGGTTTATAGATCAAGTTCCGTTAAGTCATTTTATGTATGCAGACCCTTTAATGGAGAGTTTGGCAACATTATCACATCCGAAGATGGAAAAAATTACAGGGATGGAATTATTACCCACATATACTTATTTTAGAATATATAAGCCCGGTGATATATTAAAGCCTCATGTAGATAGAGAAGCTTGTGAAATTTCTGCTACAGTATGTTTGGGTTGGGATTATAAAGATGTTGCAGATAATTATAGATGGGGAATTTTTATGGAAAAATCTCAGGGTGATTATCGACGAGGAGCACCCTGCGGTCCCCACTTGTTAGAACCAGGAGACGCTGTAGTCTACAAGGGTACGCTCGCGGAACATTGGAGAGAAAAATTTGAGGCAGGAAAAGAATCATGGCACGCTCAAGTATTTATACATTATGTTGATAAGAATGGTCCTTATGCTGAACATATTTGGGATAGAATTAACGGGCCTGTAAATTGGAGAGGAAATGAAGTTATGGGTTATAGACATCATCCTAGACGTACCGATTGCAACATAGACAAAGATAAATATCATTATGCCAACGTACACATTTAAAAACTTAGAGACTGAAGAAGTCTTTGATAAAAATTGCACCATTTCAGAAATGGAAGAGATGCAAGCGTCAGGAGAATATAAACAAGTAATACAATCACCCATGATTGTTAGTATGAGAGATTCTTGGAGACGCCACACCGATGATAGGTGGAAAGATAGATTACGAACAATAAGAGATGCACATCCTGGAAGTACAATAGACGTTTGAAATAAATAGTTCTATATACTTACAGGAGGAACTCTGTTGAGTAAACACAAGAAGAAAAATATGTATATACCAAGCAATACACTATTAACAATTGAACCCCTAACAGATAACCAGAAGAAGGTATTTGGTGCCTGGGATGACGGCAAAAATATCTTTACTTCAGGAGTAGCTGGTAGTGGAAAAACATTTATATTATTGTATCTTGCCTTAAAAGAAGCATTAAATAAATCGTCTGTAATTGATAAGGTGGTACTGGTACGAAGTTTATTACCTTCTCGGGATGTAGGATTTCTACCAGGAACGATTGAAGAAAAATCAGACCTATATCAAGACCCTTATCGTATACTGGTACGATATATGTTTAAATTGGCAAGCGACCAAGACTTTGTACACCTTTATGATAAGTTAATAGAGCAGGGGTCGTTACAGTTTGTTTCAACTTCCTTTTTAAGAGGACAGACATTTGATAAAGCTGTTATAATTTGTGATGAGTTTCAAAATATGTTATTCCATGAATTGGATACATTGATTACAAGAGTAGGACAAGACAGCAGAATTATGTTTGCAGGTGATGTTGAACAGACAGATTTAAGAAAACACAATGGCGACCGTGAAGGTGTAGGAAAATTTCAAGCCATTTTACATACTATGGAAGAATTTGAGTGTATAGATTTTGATTTTGGTGACATTATCAGAAGCGGATTGGTAAGGTCTTATTTAATCGCAAAGACTAATTTGGGATATAAAACAGAGGATTTTACTTGACTTTAACTTAAAACTATGAGATAATTATATTATGACTTTTGAACATGAAAATAATTATGAGCCGTTCCCAGAATTGCCGGTTCATAACATCAACGGACTTCGGTTCTACGAAGCTCCTAATGGAAAAAAATATCCTAGTATTACTACTGTACTAGGTAAACAGCCAGGTAAACAAAAAGGTTTGCAAAAATGGCGTGAACGTATTGGCGAAGAAGCTGCTCGTATTATTTCTGGTAAGGCCGCTCGCCGAGGCACAGCGTTTCATAATATCTGTGAAGATTATATAAACAATCAAGATATAGAAGAGCATAAAGGAAAGAATTTTTTATCATGGTGTATGTTTAATGAATTGAAACCAATTTTAAATGATACTATTGATAAGGTTGTACTTCAAGAAACTAATATGTTTTCTGATACATATAAAGTTGCAGGTAGATGTGATTTTATAGGAGTGTATGATAATAAACTGGCAGTAGTAGATTTTAAGACTACTACAACACCAAAGAAAGAAGAATGGATCGAAGATTATTTTATTCAGTGTTCAGCATATGCTGCAATGTTTGAAGAACATACTGGCATGACAGTTGATGATATCGTTATTATGATGGTTGCTGAAGATGGTTCTATTCAGATTTACGAAAAGAAAACTAAAGAATATTTACCAAAACTGAATGACATGATGGATCAATTTTATAATAATATTGAGCTTTTCGATCTTCAACATGGAGTTGGTATACCGACATAATCATCTTGCGACATAGTAAACGTATAAATAACCATGTGAAGGAATCCGATGACGGTAAACTAGTAGACGGGACGGACGCCGGGGCAGTACCGGCCACCTCCACCATACAATTAAGAAAGACCCACTCTCTTATGGGCCAAGATGTCCATGGAGTAAAACAAGAAATACCTGAGTGGTATTACACTCCTAATGAATGGAGTAGAAGTATAGGTTGGGGTACAGTACCAGATGAACGGAACAGTTTAAAGGGGGTGAACCAGGATCGACGTACGGACGAAAAGGTACCTGAGGATACTGACACTAAAACATAAAGGCCAATGATGACTTTTATTTCGATGAGTATCGCTTAGCAGCGTAATCTTATCCGGGGTTCTGGACCGAGACCTTGTTATCAAATTTCGGTCCTCCAGTTAAAAGAGGTCTCTGCTTTAGATAGCCTCACACCCCTTATCACTGAAACAGAGATAGGTGATAACCCAATTTCAAATTTATATATTATGAGTCTAGGAATAACAACAAAATCATTTTCACTAGAGATAGAGAAATTAGTTAAGATTAAGAAAATGTCTTACATGGATGCTGTGATCTTTTATTGCAATGAAAAAGATATTGATCCTAAAAGAATTACAAGGTTTATAGATAAGGGCATGAAGGAAAAACTTCAGTTAGATGCTGAAGCTTTAAATTATTTACCTAAAACAAGATCGTTATTTGAATGACAGATTACGAAGCATATTTAAATTATCTTGCTTTGAAATTACACTTTGATGGAAAGTACGATTATTTCAAGTACGGTGGTAAGACGAGCGCAACTATAGAGTCCTTTAAGAAACGTAAAGACAAACATCAATTTGCAAAGTTGGCAAGAAAATTATCTGATGAACAAATCACAGAATATTTTATAGCAAATTTAATTCGTGATAAATCTTGGGTAGGAGATTTTAATAATCAAAATTGGATTGAACATAAAAAAATAATTCAAAGTTTAGAATATAATTTTCTAAATGATGTCGAAAACCTCTTGACAAATAGCTCTAATTTTGATATAATATTCCAATGTACGGATGGAAAGCATCCTAAATTAGTAAAGGCTTATTTGGGTAAGAAGATAACATTAGAAACATTAGTGATATTTGAAAAACTTTTAGGATATAGAAAGCATTTTGATAAAGAGATTAAAGAAACATACATATGGAAAAATGTAAGTTTATTGTTAGAAAAATATATTCCATTTGTTAAAATAGATTATTGGAAATATAGAAAATTATTATTAGAGAGGGTTAAAGAATGGCGAAAGTAGAAAATATTGTTATTGTAGGTGGAGGCACAGCTGGTTGGGTGTGTGCTCTGAACTTTTTACTGAAAACTATCAATGCACACATAACAGTTATAGCTACAGAAGAAATTCCAGTGATAGGAGTTGGAGAAGGCACAACAGCACTCTTTACTGAATTATTAAATCAAATTGCTAGTGATAAAGAATTTTTACAAGAAACTGGATCAACATTTAAAGTAGGAATTATGGCCAAAGATTGGTACAATATAGGACATACATTTACAAACCCTATTGGGGATGAATTTGAAAATGAATATAATTATCCACATAGGTCTTATGATTATTTTAGAATTTATCATCTAGTAAAAAATATGCCTTATGATACTGGACTAGTTTCTCAGTTAATGTTAAATGATAAATTACCCTTTGTAAATGTATTAGACAATAATCCATATTTACAAAATGCATTTGAGGGAGAGACCGGAAAGATAGACGCTAGATTTAATGTTAGAGCTTGGCACATGAATGCTGCTTTGGTTGGAAAATTTTTTAAGAGAAAACTTCTAGAACATCCAAGAGTAGATTTTATTGAAGGTAAAGTAGTTGATGGAATTTTTCGTGAAGATGGAACATTAAAGTCAGTATTACTGGATGATGGACGACAGCAAGTAAATGGAGACTTGTTTATTGATTGTAGCGGAGTTCAAAGAGTATTAATTAATAATGTATACAAAAATCGTTGGGTAGATTATAATGACCAACTATTAGTAAATAGGGCAATGCCATTTTGGATTGAAAATGATGAGAATACAATCATACGAAACTATACACATTCATGGGCACAGAAACATGGATGGATGTGGCAGATACCATTACAAGATAGACAAGGTTGTGGGTATGTTTACAGTGATGTACATACTACACCAGAAGAAGCACAAGATGAAATTGAAAAAGTTTTAGGACATAAGATTGAACCAAGAAATGATATTAAATTTAATTCTGGACGAGTAAAGGATGTATGGATAAAGAATGTAATCTCTACAGGATTGGCTACAGGATTTGTTGAACCGTTAGAGGCAACATCTATACACCTAACAATTTTACAGATAAATCATTTCATAGAACATTATTATTCAGAACATATGGATTTTAACTGTCAAGAAAATTTAGACGGTTATAATTCACAAATAGGAACGTATTGGGATAGGGTAAAAGATTGGTTAGTTGGACATTATGTAAGTGAAAGAAAAGATACACAGTTTTGGATTGATGCATCATCTGAAGATAGATGGAGTGAAGATTTAAGAACCTTATTTAAAATTTGGAAAACTCGTATGCCAAGAATAAATGATTATAATGCAAAGTCAGGCCATGGTGGTAATTTCTTTGGGCTAGGCAATTCATTGTGGTATAATATTTTAATAGGTATGCATCTATTAGATCCAGAAGTAGCTGAAAAGGAATTAAAAGGCTTTGGGTTGATAGAACATTCTGAACACGCTTTTAAATTACGAAAAGAATTTGTTAATTGGATTATAGACAATAGTAGTACAACTAATAATTTTTATAAGAATCATTTAAATAATTTAGATGAATATAAGAAGGTTGGAACATGAGTATAGAAGAAAAGAAAGAATCATATGTTGATGAAGCTCGTAGGAGAATAGCTCACCTGTCTTATAAATTAGAACAGTCTGAGGCTAGAGTCCGCAAGTTAGAATATGATAATGCTGAACTACAAAAATGGGTTAATGATACTTGTGTTCCCAGATTACAAGAATTAAATGAAGAATTAACACATCGGTATAACACTAAGAAATATAGGAATCAAAATTACAATCAGTATAGAGTTGCATTAAAAAACACCTAACTGTGTATTTTGAATATTAAAATGAACGAAGAAGAAATTATATATTGGACAATTCCCGAATTCTATTCTAAACCTGAATGTAAAAAAATTATAGAACTTGGGTTATCTCAAGAATCAGGTGAAGCTAAGGTGGGGACCTCAGATGAAACTGGAGTTAATCATAATATACGAGATACAGAAGTTGCCTGGTTGGAAGAACAGTGGTTGTATGATAAATTAGCACCGGCAATACAGGATGCATGTATAAATGCAAACTGGCATATTGGATGGGATTGGATGGAATCAATGCAGTTTGCAATTTATAATAAAGGACAATTTTTTCATTGGCATCAAGATAATCGAGCTGTTTATGCTCGAGAACATGAGCAAACAAGAAATGAAAATTGGGTAGGTAAGAGTAGAAAAGTTACTGGTCAAGTGCACTTAAATGATGATTATGAAGGTGGTGAACTGCAAATCTGGCAACCAACGTGGTTTGAAGGAGATGAATTACCAAAGGGTGTAGTACACTACCCAGGCAAAAAGAGAGGAGTTGCTCCAGTTGGTGCTCTAACAGTATTTCGTTCAGATTTTTGGCACAGAGTAACTCCGGTAATTACGGGAACAAGATATTCGTTAGTGGTTTGGTGTTTGGGAAAACCTTGATGATAACGAAAATAAAGAATTTAGGAAAGGCTGGTATGGTGTATGGTTATGCACAGCAGCCTCAGATAGTCCTTGAAAATGAAAAAACCAGTGAACACGTTGCTGTTAAAGTAGTTATGTATGATAGTTTACAAGGCTGGTTAGCAAAAAAATTGAATGGTGATTATAATTGGTATAGAGAACATAAACAAGAACATGATTCAAAAGAAACTGAATATTGGAAGTTTATAAAGAAGGCTGGAACTTGATACATACTACATTTTCTACAGAGATTTGGGAAGAATATGACCATCAGTGTAAAATAAATAATGAGTCTCTGGCTAAAATTATTATTGATAGAAGTCTTACTGAATCTTCTATAAAACTTTCAAATATGGGGGGTTGGCAAAGTAGTGATGATTTGGTTGAAGATGCACAGTTTACAGACCTTATAAAATTTGTTAGAGAAAAACTATTAAAAGTGGCCTTACACAATAATTATGTTGATGGATTAGAATGTGTTATTGTTAATATGTGGGCCAATGTAAACAATCATAAAGATTTAAATTGGGCACATTTACATCCGAATTCAGATTGGAGTTTTTGTTATTATGTTAAGACTACAGAAAATAGTGGCGATTTTGTTGCGTGTGATCCTAGGGTTCGTAGACTTATGAAAGTGCAAGATGAATTATTAAGTAACTATAATAATAATTCTCAACATAGCATATATGCTATAAGTCCTTTAAACGGAAAACTTGTTATATTTCCATCGTATTTGGAACATTATGTTGAACCAAATTTAACACAGGAGACTAGAATTAGTATTGCAGGTAATATAAGATATGAAAGCCTCCATAGTTAAACGGTATAACAAATCACTTGTAATGATTAATTGTTGGTTCGATTCCATCTGGAGGCTCCAGATAGAATGAAAGTAACCCTTATAGATAGAATGGGAAATGACTTGAGTGTGGCTAATGCCGCTCGGGTATCTTTTGATAAGAAGCACGAAAAACTAACAGAGGGTGATAAGAAACTAATAAGGTATCTTGCTAAACACGGGCACTGGACTCCCTTTGCCCATACTGCATTATCATTTCGTATAGACGCACCTATATTTGTGGCACGACAGTTAGTGAAACATCAAATAGGGTTATCCTGGAATGAGATAAGTAGGCGATATGTTGATTACGAACCAGACTATTGGATGCCAGACCATTGGAGAGGTAGACCTGTAGATAAGAAACAAGGGTCTAGTGAAGAATTTGTAGACTGGTTAGATAGAGATATCAGAACAGGTAGTGCTGTTATTGCGTCTTGTGAACACGCTATAGAAACATACAATAAAATGATAGAAGCAGGTGTTGCACCAGAACAAGCCCGTGTAGTATTACCACAGAATACATACACAAGTTGGATATGGACTGGTTCATTGTATGCATTTGCAAGGGTGTGTAATCTGAGATGTCAACCAGATGCACAGGAAGAATCTAGAGATGTATGCTGGAAAATTAATAATTTGTCAAGTGAATTGTTTCCAGTATCATGGGAGGCGCTGAGGAGCGCCGTTTAGAATTCACAATTTACATAAATAATAGACTATGGGTTGCGATACCTAGTAGTTATCTTTTGTGAATTCTTTTTAATGTATCCGAAATGTTTATAACAAATGTACTTGACGATTGTGTTGAATTGTTATATGATTATAGGTACTTTTTAGAAAAGGAGAAAACTAAATGGCTGATATTATTACAAGCGTAAAAGGTTGGATCAATAAGATTTCTGAAGTTGCAGTAAGTCTTATCGCCCTTGCAGTAGTGCTACAGGTACTATTTGGGTCAGAGTTGATCTTTCTACCTGTTGATGTTATTGGAAACATTACAGGCCTGGTGGCAACACTGGGTAGTCAGGGACTAGTTGGTTTAGTCGCTTTAGGCGTTATTTATTGGATCTTTACCAAGAGGGATTAATAAATAGTAAATATATATGGTGGGGGAGGCTTCCTCCCCCAAACTATAGAAATAATTATTCTTTAAAAGGAGAAAAAATAGATGAAGAAGTTTTTAACGGCACTTTTGTTTATGTTACCCATAAGTGTATATGCGTTAGATGTAGATTTTGTAAGTGATGTGTCAATCGCCTCTCATGGAGTCACGATTGGCTTAGATCAAGATGGTGATAAGTTTTCTGTCGGTGCTGCGGGACTTACCGTATCAACGAGTGATACTAGCCAGATTGGTATTGAGTATGGTTCGACAATATTGGGAGTGACAGGTAGTGTTTCTTATGACTATACCGTTAATGATGAGCACCTTCTTGGTTTTGATACTTCAACATCTTTGTTGGGTGTAGAACTTGATGCTGGTGTTGATTGGAATATTGATGATACATCTTTTGCTGGTACAGTAGGTACTGGTTATAGTGTGTTTGACCTTGATGGTAAAGTCACAACTAACTGGGATCTAGATGATTTTGCTTATGAAGGTTTGGATCTGGACGTTGGTTATACTTGGGGTGTGACTGATAATTTTTCAGTTCGACCTAATGTTACAATTCCCTTTGATGATGATTTCAACAGAGGTGATTTAATAGCTGGTGTATCAGTAAATTTGTCTTTTGGTTCAACTTCTACGGATAACCCTTGACAAAAGCTATTAAGTAGTGTATACTTAATAGTATATTATGAGTTGTTTTTGGATAAAATAAAATACGATTAATATAATTAATACGATAATACGGAGAATACAATTATGAGTTTTGCAGCACTCAAAAAAAGTTCTGGTAAGTTTGATCAGTTACAGACAGAACTTGAAAAACTAAACCAACCTGTAACAAATTCTTTCGATGATAATAGGTTCTGGAAACCTGAACTCGATAAGACTGGTAATGGCTATGCCATTATTAGATTTCTACCCCAGCCCGATGGAGAAGAACTCCCATGGGTTCGGCTTTGGAGTCATGCTTTTAGTGGACCTGGTGGTTGGTACATTGAAAATAGTTTGACTACTATCAAAAAATCTGACCCTGTTTCAGAGTACAATACTGAACTTTGGAATAGTGGTATAGAGTCTGATAAGGATGTTGCTCGTAAACAGAAGCGTATTTTGAAATACTACGCTAATGTTTATATTGTCAGTGATTCTAAACATCCAGAGAATGAAGGACAGGTACGGTTATTCAAGTTCGGTAAGAAAATCTTTGATAAGATTACCGAGGCTATGAACCCTGCATTTGATGATGAAGAAGCTTTGAATCCTTTTGATCTTTGGAAAGGTGCAGATTTCAAATTGAAGATTCGTAAGGTTGATGGTTTTTGGAATTATGACAAATCAGAATTTGCATCACCTAAAGCTCTCTTGGAAGACGATAATGAACTTGAGAAAATTTGGAAGACTGAACATAGCCTTAAAGCATTTGTTGAGCCTGATGAATTCAAGTCCTATGATGAGTTAAAGGAGAAACTGCATAAAGTTCTTACCGGTTCTGGCGTAGGTAAAACTACAGCAGAAGTATACTCTATAGGTGGTTCAAGCACAACAACGGTTGAGAAAGACTTAACGATGCCTACTCCTGTTCGTACAGAGTCAGCTATTGGGAAGAATGATAAGACCGATGACGATGACACATTATCTTATTTTGCAAAATTAGCTGAAGAAGATTAAGAAGATTAAGAAGTACAAGACCCCGCTTCGGCGGGGTCTTTTTTTATTCTTCTTGATTTTCAGGAACTGGAACTATTTCAGGCACTGGGCCGTCTACTTTAGGTTCTTCTTTTTGTTCAGTAGGAGGTTGTCCTTGACGTTTTCTTTTATTATAAAAGTCTAGATATTCTTCTACTTCAGATAATGTTTCAGTTAAAGGATAGTTCTCTATCATCATAAACCTTCCATCTCTAATAATCATTACATCAATAAGGTCGCCTATATTGTATGTAGGAATAATTACATTAATATCATTCATGTAATTAATAATATGATTATCAATTTTAATAATTATATCCCAATTCTGAAATCCGTGTTCAGCTGCATAAGGAGTTTCTTCTATATCAAAAACAAAAACTCCAAATGTGTTAGGTACATATGTTCCTGGATGCCTTCTTTCTATTTCGGTTCTGACGGGTTCGTGATTACTTGAAACTCTAAGGCCCAATGCAGGTCGAAGAACTTTACCTTTCTCTAACATTTCTTTTACAGAGAATGCTACAGAATCCCCCCTAGTAGCATAACCAAATCCTGTATACATATTTGGAGATTGTAAACTGTAGGTGTTAATACCAACAATTTTCATATCGTCATTGATTAAGGGACCACCAGAGTTTCCTTTTTGTATTTGGGCTGTATGTTGTAAAAGAATTATATAACCACTAATAAGTCCCTCACGTTCAATTGAGTTTATAACACCCTTAGAGACGGTCCATTGATTGCCTACAGGGTGTCCGATAGCATATACAACATCTAGTACATTAATTTTATTTGCATCAGATTCAATTTCTAAAAATTTAATAGGTAATTTGCGTTCATCTATTTTTATTTCTAATAAAGCCAAGTCTGCCATAGGGTCTATGGCCACAACTTTGGCCAAATAAGGTTTCATTTCATCTTTTTGATAGAACCAAACCTTTATTTCATCTGCCCCATGTACTACATGATAATTAGTTAGTATAGTAGCTGTTGGATTAATAATTACACCGGCACCAAATCCGCCATCTATAGAAACTAGTACAACAGCGTTTCTAGCCTCAATGATTTCTTGTGGAGTAAGGTCAGCAGACCCTATAGGGGTTACCAGTAACAAGATTACCGGTATAAGGATTTTTAGTAGCTTCATACAAATATTTAGTAAGCTCTTGCAAGGTGAGTATAAGGATCTGAAAGTCCTATTGCAGTTTCTACTTTAGTGTGAGCAACTGCACTTTGAGTAGGTGCATTAACTATAACGTTAGTTGCGTTAGTTGTACCTGCGCTGCTTGTACCAACATTAGATATAGCTCCCAGTTTATTGGCATTCAAACGAAAATCATTACCTTCTTTAATGAGTTTTCCTAATTCAATGTCGTGAACATAAAGAGAGCCTTCCTTTGTAGCCTGTTCTACAAGAGTTTTCATAAATTCTAAATCTTCTTTACTGATATCTTCATCTGCTATGATAGCGTCCAGCATATCTTTTTGAATCATCTTAGATTCAACACCCTGTTGCAAGGCTTCTCTATTGATTGTACTATCACCCGACCAGTTATCATCATATAAACCAGACTTTTTAGCAGCCTTTAATGTCTGTCCATGTTTTGTAATTTCTTCTTGTGTTCTTGCACTTATTTCTTCATCACCTGCACCAAATAGACTTGAAAAGAACCCTGTTATTTTACTCTTGGCAGCAGATGCCATGTCTGAGATACCAGCCATGGCTTCACTCAAGTCAGGTAATTCAACACTAGGTAATGCAGTTTTCCATGCAGTCATTTTATCAGCTGCCCAAGAACCTGCCCCTGATACAAAATCAGGCATATTCTTACTAAGAGTGTCAAACGCTGTAGTTAAACCTGCTTTTGGATCGTTTAAGAAGCCAGTTACACCATCAACAACAGAATCCCAAGTAGGTAATTTTATATCATATTTGTTTAGAACTCCTTGTAGAGTTCCTTTGGGATCTGCTAAGAAGCCTGTTACACCGGCTTTAACATCTTTCCAATCAGGAATAGGCACACCATAGTCTTGTAACTTGTCAGTAACAGCACCAGCACCCTTATCTAACAAATTAAACGCTGATGCCGAAGTTGATGCTAATTTTGTTTTAACTTCATCCCATGTTGGTACAGGCACACCCCAATCTCTTAATTGTCCTGTCACCATATCTGTTGCATTGTCTACAAATTTAAAAGCAGCAGTATCTTTTAGTTTACCAGTAATATCAGTCCAAGAAGGAATGGTAATATTCCAGTCTTTCATTTTATCACTAACAAAGGTACTAGGATCTTTTAGAAAAGTATTTAAACCAGTAGTAACGTCAGTCCAAGAAGGAATGGTAACATTCCAATCAGCCAGTGCAGTTGTAAGAGTTCCTTTAGGATCTTTTAGAAATGCACCAACACCTTTTTTAACATCTGTCCAACTAGGTATACTTGTTTTAAAGTCTGTCCAAAATAGTCTAACATTACCCATCATTGTTTTATGAGTTTTGTCATGTGCAGTTTGTGCAGCTTGTTGTGCTACTTTTTGTTCATCTAATTTTACTTTTGCATTTTCAGACCATGTCTTAGTAGAATTATATCTATCCAATTGTGTTTGATATTCTTCACTATCTTTTCCATGTCTTAATCCAATCCAAAAAAGTTTATTCTTTTCTTGTTGGGCTGACTTTACAGCCTGTGTATATTCTTCACTTGCTCTGTCTACTCTAGCTTGACCTTCAGCAATATTACTGTTAGATAAATTTCGATTTATTTTAGCTTGTTCTTCTAAAGTCTTATCTCTATCAGCCTCAAGTTTAGTAAGTGTATTCATGGCATCTATTCGATCTTTGCCAGTTAGATTGCCTGATTTTAATTGTTCTTTTAAAGATTCAATTTGAGTATCAAATGTTGATACTTCTGTTTTAATTTCTGTAAGTCTTGTTTCTGATGCGGCAATTTGTTCTGGTGTTAAGAGCTCAGGTAAATTGAATATATTTCTAACACTTTTGGTGGCGCCATCTACCCATTTAGAAATAGTTTCACCACCAATAAAGCCTGCGATACCTCCTACTGCACCACCTACAACGCCTCCGACTATGGCCCCGACTGGTCCGAAAGCTAGACCTACAGATGCTCCGATAGCAGCACCCTTTAGACCTTGTTTCGCAGCATTTTTCCAACCTTGACCTGTACCACCAATAGCTGCTCCAATGGCTCCAGAAACTTTATCTACAGGCCATTCACCTGATGCGGCTTTATTATATCCTTCTACACCGTCTTTAACCATAGATGCCGCAGCAACAACTCCACCGACAATAATTCCAATAGGTCCTGCAACTTTCAAAAATGACATGGCTTTAGGTGCAAGAGCAGCTAGTCCTTTAACACCACCAGGCAAGAAACTCGAACCCATAGACGCCATGGCCTCTTTTGCTCCGCCAAATAATCCACCACCACCTAATAGAGATTTAAGAAATCCTTTTCCTTTCTTTTCTGTATCACTTTTAATACCATCTAGTTCTTCAGTATTCTTTTCAATTCCTTCTAGGGTATCTACTA